CAGCACACTCTTTACGACTTTTGTTTTCAAGAATATAAAGTTGGTGCAGTTGTTCTTTAGTTATGTTGAATTTTGGTTGCATTTGTTTTATTGTATCCGCACATTATTATTTATAAGATGAGGATATTCTACAATATTTTCTCCAATTCAGCAATACGATTATTAAGTTCATCTTTTCCTACAAGTGTTTCTGGGGATATTGAATATTGCATAATAAGATGAGGATAAAGTGAATTCAAATCAAAATTAACAACCCAATCATACTTACCAGGAATTGGTTCCTTTACATATGCACCAGCATACTTCTCGTTCTTTTGCGAATTATTCTTTGGAGGAATGACAATATTACGTTTCTTGAGATAATTGTAAATGATTGTATCCCACATACGAACCTGATAGAACACATCAACATAATTTACTTTGGCATCATAAGCCATCGTAAGTGCAAGTTCAATCAACTTCATCTTGTCTTCCAAACGGTCAACAAGTTCTACGTCAACGATGTTATACTCAATAAACTTTTGCCACCCTTTGGTATAGAAGTCTTTGAAAGTATTAAACTCAGAGTGATCCAATTTCTTCTGCCCAAGTTCCACTTCGGCAATATAATCCAAACGATATGATTCCTGTGCCTTATAAGTAAACTTCTTATAAAGATCCATATAATCAAGTTGAGTTACACCACCAATATCAAAGACAGTGTGCTTACGTCCATTGATAAAAATCTCCCCTTCACTAACAAGTCCCCAGAGGGAAAGACGCTTCATCAACTTCTCACCAAGCACACGATTGAGACGCTTGGCAATATATGGAATATCATAAAGTTGAATGTTCCATCCAGTGATGACTTCTGGCGTATTTTGTATCCAATAGTTAATGAAGGAGTTGAGTAGTGCATATTCGGATTCACAAAGATGATAAGTAACATCTTTACGAACATTATTAAAAGGTTTGACTCCCCAAGTAATAATTTTCTTGCTTGTATAATCCTGAATACTAATCGCAAGAATTTCCTCAACGCAAGATTCTACGTCAGGGAATCCCTGTTCGGATGCAACTTCAATATCCAGAGTTACAAGTTTGATTTTATTGATATCAAATTTGATTTCTTCCTCTGGATACTTTTCGGAAATATATTGATAGATATACCTCTCATTTCCATAGATTTCAAATCCTTGTACGCCTTCGTACTTCTTATAAAATTCCCTACAATCACGAACATTTCCTGGTTGAATAGGTTCTACCGGTTCTCCACTTAATGTCTTATATTTGGTTTCTTTTTTAGTTTTTACAAAAAGAGTTGGTCTAAACTCATCCCTAAATTCAAAATGTTCACCATTTTCATAACCACGAACTAAAAACTGATTTCCAATTAACTGGACATTAGTGTAAAATTTCATTCCTTAATCAAGTCCTCATATTTCTCAAGTAGAGTTGGAGTTGGATCTGCAAGAGTAAGAATCTTATCAGAACTCATCATAAATGTATCTTGCTTTGTAACCTTATACAAAAATGGAGTTAAAGTGCTAGTACCTTCCTTATACTCAGTGACGATATGGGGTTTTACCAGTTTACAATCTGGTTCTCCAATATCAGCACCAATTTCTTCAATCTGGCTGATTAGAATTTGCTGATTCATCAGAAACAGAATCTTGACCATTTTCTTTTCCATAGTTAATAACATCCTCTACGTACATTTCGGTTAATTTTGCGACGGGTTCCACAATTGTTACTACCCAGTCAGAAGGAACTGGAATTACCTTATCAGAAGACAAGGGCATCCAGGGATAAAGAGAGACTTGAAATGATGCCTTTTTTTGTTCATCAGATGCTTCTTCAGAAAGAAGATTAGGATCTCTCATCTTTACAATACAAGGTTTGTTCAGAAGATACCCAATAACCATAGGATTATCTTCTTTACTTGAAACCATTTCTTGAACATCTGCGATTAAATCTTCTCCAGATTTCAATAACAAAAGTTTAACTGTCATTTTTACTCCATACCTCTTAGTATTATAGCACAAAAAAAGGGGAGGTGCAACTGGATTTTGCCAGTCTCCTCCCGCGACAACGATAGTTTAGCTCAATACTATTTATCAATCTCCGTCGCCATCGCCACCAGCACTTGAGTGGCTTCTTACAGGAACTGCCTTTCCTTTACCGATTTTTTTAGACTTACCATCTTTATAAACGGTATGTGGAATCGCATTCTTGTATGCAATTGTTTTGAACTCGTCAAACGATTTCATATAATTTTTTCTTCTGATGCTCTGGAATAACTCTATTTAGTTTAATAGTGAGTAATCCATCAACAAAGGCAACATCCTTAACTTCCACATCATCAGATAAAGTCCAAGTACGAGTAAATGCTCTCTTGGCAAGTCCCTGATGTAAGTATTCCTCACCAGCATCATCAGATTTCTTTGCTTCTACAAATAGTTTATTCCATTCTGTAGTGACTTCAATTTCTTCTCGTTTAAATCCAGCAAGAGCAATTTCTAATCTAAAAGTAATACTGTCTTCTTTTACAAGATTATATGGTGGATAGTTTGTATGTGTCTCAAATGCAGTATCAAATCTCTTGAACCATTCATCCATTCCAATACTATTTTTTTGAACATCCAACAGATATTTTGCAGTATCTGGTACAGAAAGTGTAAGCGAACCTGTTCCGAACATAGTAGACCTCCTTGAAGCGTCTTAGTAGTGATTGGACCCTTTCGGCATCCACTACTAATTATAAGAGATCATAAAAAAAGCGGGATGTTGTTTCCCGCCCATTTTTATTCGGTTTCCTGGGTCTTACCCTTTTTACCAATATTATACTTCTGTTCCAATACCCAATCACCCTTGTCCTTATATGCAAGAACTTTGATTTGATTTAGGGGAGCAATATCTGCCACAGAATCTGGTTTTACGACAGTTATAAGTCCCCAATCAGCAAGCAAACGAACAATACGATTACGTCTTTGAACATCATTCACAGTCAAATTAGCGTGTTTACCATCAAGGGCAAACAGTTCTTTGAAGTGAACGATATAGTATCTACCTTGCTTATGCAAAATGTGGCAGGATTGATAGAGTTTTTTCTCTTTACGAGATGCCACTCCGATACGAGTTAAAGTCTCACGAACTTTTAGAAAGTCATCGGGTTCATTAAGAAGTACCTCAATCATTTGGTCCTGAGACCAATTAACTACAGGTTCTACTGTTGTGTGTTCAGTAGTCATTTTTTTCCTCCAATATCAAGTCGTTGTTTAATGAAAGCAATTTGTTCTTTTGATAAGATTTTCAGAGCTTGCGATGCCTTTTCATTACTATATCCATAGTATTGTTTTATACATTCTAAGTCTGTGACTTTATCCTTTCGGAGCCAGGGAGAAAATCTCTTCTTTTTCCTTAGACTATTTAGATAAAATGAATATTGCATATCTTTGTCTAAAGAATGATTAAGATTCATTTCATTTGCATACATCAAACAATCAATATGTCCAGATAAACAGCGATTGATTATATAAGGTGCATACTCTTTTTTTGATGAAGGATCTTCCATCAAATTTTCTTTACTAAAATTAATCGAGTTCAACCAGTCTTTCAATTCCATAATTAAAAAGTAGCAGTTCTTTTCTTGTTTTTTGCTCTCGCATATATTCACCAACGGAACGCATTGTGTAAGTTAAATCAAACTCTGCTGCTTTCCAGTTCTTAAATCTATCCTTTACAAGTTGGTCGGAATTATAACTTACCAACTGATCCATATCATTAGCATCACAATCAGCAGCAAACTTATCATGATCAAATCCTTTGTGCATTGATCCACTATTTCCATATAAATTATCCTTAATGTCATAAGGAGGATCAAGATAGATAAAAGTATCTTTATTATCAGTCAACATTTCTTCATAAGATTTGTTGGTGATCTTCCAATCTTTAATAAGTTCTCCATATTCGGGAAGTTTTTCAATTCCCCTTGTAGAGAAATTACTAATAGATGCTTGCTGAGAAAAAGATGAAGATGATGTCAACCCAGAAAAAGAACATTTATTGGCAACATAAAAAGCAGCAGCTCTTTCAAGATTATTGCATTCTGTTCCGTTTGCAATCTCTACTGACTTATGAAACAAATCTTTTGCAGGATAAAAAAGAGTTCCTTTATAATCTTTATCATCTGCCTTTTTTACTTTCTCCTTTTCAACTTCTTCGGGATCTGGATTAGGATGCTTCTCCTTAATATCCATTAATAGATCATGAAGTTCATTTGGTTGATCTCTTAATTGAGACCAAAAATTGTATAAAGGTTCATATAAGTCATTTACCCAAATATTCAGATTTGGACACTTCTTTGTAATATGAATGGCAACACTTCCGCCACCAAGAAATGGTTCTCGAAACTCATTATAATCACGAAGATCTGGAAAATATGGATCCATTTTAGCAGTTGCTTTTGATTTACCTCCAGGATAACGTAAAGGTGTTTTAAGAGATTTCATAAGTCTTAGGGTGAAAATTACAATACTCTGCTGCCTTTGGTAGATTCCACTTAGCAATAAAAAGCATCTCCATTGCTTCTCTCTTTTTAGGTCTCATTTTAATTTACAATCTGTTTTTTTCAACCATTTAAAAAACATACCACAATCTCTACATTCAAGTTTTGCATGGTGTCTGAATTGAGGAGTATATAAAACTCTGGAGTATTTGCATTCACATTGTGGACATTTATTAAATTTATATTCATCCAAAAAAATTATTTCTCCATTTTTAATTTTTTCGGATAAATCTTTTTCATAATTCCATTTCATTTGAATTCACACTCACACATAATTTCAGTTAGTGCTGCAAGAAGATTAATTTCCTGATCTGCTACAAATGCAATTTGATACTGATACTTAGCAATAATAAGTACAGCAGCAGGAATAGTGGTGGGCACCAGAGAGTCGTAAAGTGAATCATAGACTCTACGGAGAATAACACTAGAATCGTTATCCAAATTGGAAACAACCCACTTACGAACTTCTGCAAAGTTTTTCTCCTTAAGATACTTAATTAGATCATTTACTGAAACGTCTGAAAAAGATGCCAGAATTGCTGCGTCAATTTTGCCTCCCACCGAATACCTTTGGCATTCGTTAAGAATTCTTCTCCAATCGGGGAAGTGCTTGTTGATGAGTTCTGCAATGACTTTTGTATCGAATTCGATTTGCTCGTGAACGAGAATTGTTTGAAGTCGCTTGAAGAATTCTCCTGCAAGTTGAGGCTTTTCTTTTCCTTTAATTGAAAACTCCACAACGGCACAACGGGAATGAAGGGGTTCAATGATTTTGTTTTTGTAGTTACAGGTGAAGATGAATCTACAGTTACTACTAAACTCCTCAATAGACGCCCGTAAGAGGAGTTGAACATCGCTGGTTGTGTTATCTGCCTCATCAATGATGATAACTTTGTGTTTAGCAGTTGACGAAAGTGAGACGGTCGAAGCGAAGTTCTTCGCATTGTTTCTGACAGTATCAAGGAATCTACCTTCGTCGGATCCATTGATGACATAAAAATCTACTCCCAATTCATTACATAATGCCTTTGCTACCGTAGTCTTTCCACAACCAGCAGGACCAGCAAGAAGAAGATTTGGCATCTCTCCGTTGTTTACAAAGTTCTGAAATGTCTTCTTGGTTGTGGCAGGTAAAATACAATCTTCAATAATCTTCGGGCGATACTTTTCAACCCATAGAAATTCATCACGCATAATCAAATCCAATCAGGTTTCCGTTCTGGACGGCGAAGATAATTATCGCACACCCAGGGTTTAGATGCAACATACATCTTATAAGCAGTGAAAGTATCAATGCTATCATCAAGTTTATATTCATCAGGCATTGCCCGAGTGAATTCTTTTACATTAGTATGCTCAGAAATAGAAATCTTAGCATTGTTATGAAAGATTACCATTGCTTCTTCTAGGGTACTCAAACAAGAGTGTCGTTTCTGATACCGATGTTCGTACTCAAAGCATAAATGTATTCCGTGTGTAATCAACCAGGCAAGATTGTAGTGATTATCTGCAGCCCATTTAGTGCAGGGATGATTACGAAAGGCACCCTTTACTGTACTGTAAGGAGTGCCATCTGCTTTATTAATTGTGCCCCAATCA